GAGGTCTACAACATCGGCGGCAACGATTACCGCTCGATCGAAGAGCTGGCCGATCTGGTCATCAGCGAAACCGGCTGCGACCCGGATCTAGTCACCTACCGGCACCACGACCCCGACAACGTGGTTTCCAAAAAGCCCGACAACACCAAGGCAATCACCGAGCTGGGCCACGATCCCAAGGTCAAGCTCGAAGAGGGAGTCCCCCAGACCATTGAGTGGATGCTTCGACAGATCCCAGTAGCCGCATAGGAGGTTCAAGTGCTTACAGCTGACGAGCTCGCCGGTATGCGCGAGACCTTGAACGACTCCCTGCCTGGCACCGCGATCGTCCAGACCGCCACTTGGGTTTCTGATGGAGGCGGCGGCGGCACAACCAGCTGGGTTCGGGCCGGCACCTACGACTGCCGCGTGACTCCTGCTGGTGGCTTCGAGCAAGACCAGGGCGATCGGGTGCAGCCTGAGACCGAGTTCATCTTCACCCTTCCGGCCGAGACGTCGATTACCGAAGACGCACAGATCGTCTATTCGGGCGGCACCTACGACGTGATTGCGATGCCCTACCCGAGAAGCTACGAGGTCAGCCGTCGAGTCCAGGTCAAGGTGCGGCAGTGATCCAGAGCGCAATCTTCACCAAGCTCCAAAGCAGGCTCGATGAGATCGCAGACAACTTGGCCCAAGAGCTCGACCCCGTGGTTGAGGAAGCGGCCAACATGGTTGCCGAGCGAGCCAAGGAAACCACGCCACCGGCAAATGACAGCGGCAGGCTGAAGGATTCGATTCGCTCCATCCAGTTCGACACCTGCAAATACAACGTCGTTGCTGATGCGAAGGCCGATCAGGCGAAGACCGCCCTTTACTACGGAATCTTCCTTGAATACGGCACAGAGGCAGGAGGTCGCGGGGGAGGCGGCATCGCGCCGACATTCTTCATGGGCCGCGCAACCGAAAGCGTCAAGGACGAGTTTGAACAGATGGTCAACGACAAGCTGAGGGACCTGTGAGCACCGACCTTCGAAAGTCCATCTACCAAAAGCTCACTACGACCAGCACTGTTTCGAGCAAGCTGGCAACCAGCACGTCGGTCTACCACGGGCAGGCTCCGCCCGACGCCGCATACCCTTTCGTGATCATCAACAAGCAGTCGAACCGGCGCACCAGGGCGTTTGCCAAGTCGACCGCTTTTGAGGCTGAGACCTGGTTGATCAAGGCCGTCGATCGCAACTCAACTTCCAACCGTGCCGAGTCGATCATTGAGGCCATTCAGGCCGCGCTGATCAACGGCACCCTTTCCGTCTCGGGGAAGACGGTTGAGGACATTTACCCCACTGGCGACGTCGATTACTTGGAGACGGAAGGCGATCAAACCTTTCGTCACCACGGCACGCTGTTCCGAATCGTTCTCACATAGGAGCGAACCATGAAAAAGAAGTACCGCGTGGCGGGACCGCATGCCGTTCTCGACCACAGGCCGGGCTCGACCTTTGAGGCCGAGATCCCAGCTGACCAAGAAGCCCGGCTCCTTGAGCGCGGGTCTTTGATCCGCGTCACATCAGACGCACCGAAACCCTCGAACAAGGAGAAGAAGTAATGGCAAAGCAGGTCCTCAAGGACGCCTACATCAAGATCGACAGCACGGTGCTGTCTGATCACGTGTCGAGCGTCACCCTCGAAGACAGCGCGGACGAGGTGGAGTTCACTTCATTCGGCGCCAACTACCGCGAGTACGGTCAGGGGCTCAAGACAGCCTCGATCACGCTGGAAGTCTTTCAGGACTTCGCAGCTGCATCTGTCGACTCCGTGATGGAGCCTCTCTACAACTCGGGCGGAACCTTCACCGTCGAGGTCAGGCCCACCAGCTCGTCGGTGAGCGCGACCAACCCGAAATACACCATGGTCGGCAGGCTGTTCTCATACAGCCCGCTCCAGGGTGCCGTTGGCGATGCCAACACCACCAGCGTGACGATCAACAACGCTGGCACCGCAGGACTCGTCCGGGGCACTTCCGCCTAGGACTGATTCATCGGGGTCGGGCCTTCGGGCCCGGCCCTGCCACCGGCTTTTCAGCCACCGAAAAGAAAGGAGCCACGCATGGCGCGGCTTAGTAAGGATGCGCTTCTCAAGGCATCGGATCTCAAGACCAAAGAGATCGAGCTGGACACGATTGGCGGCTCTGTCGTAGTGCAGGGGCTGTCAGCCGCTTACAGCAACCAGGCGTCTTCCGAGGCGCTTGAGATGAAGACCACCGCTCGAGGCGATCAGATCGCCACGGTCAACACGGCCAAGCTGGAGACCATTCAGGTCTTGCACGGCCTGGTTGAACCGAAGCTCGACACGATTGAGGAGGCCGAGCAGTTCATGCAGAACTGCGGCCCGGCTGCCAAGGCCATCGTCGAGGCGATCGACGAGCTCTCCGGCCTGGACAAGGAGGCCATCACCGAAGCGTCTGCCCGGTTTCCGAGCAGCGGAGAGGTGGAGGAACGGGCAGTGGTGGGTGATGGAGCTTCCGCTGGGAGTTCCGGACCCGCTGTTTCTCTGTGAACTAGCCCTTGAGATGGGCAAAAGCGTCTCTGAGCTCTGCGATTCCATGAGCGCACACGAGCTCTGCGTTATCTGGCCTGAGTATTTCGCCGCACGCGCACGGATGCGTGAGGCGGAAGAGGCCAAGCGGGCCGGTCGGTAGACGCCGGCTGGCCCGTTTTTGCGTCCTACCCCGATCACCGAAAGGAGGTGACTTAGATGGCATCACCCGCTGCGATCCTGCAGGTATTCGTCAATGCCAACACCAAAGTCGCCTCCGCCCAGCTTGCTGCCTTTGAAAAGCAGCTGCAGGGTGTCGGCAAGACGTCGACGGCGACCGGCGGAGGAATGGGGAAGTTCACGAAAGGGGCCGCGGCTGCCGGTACAGGCATCGCGGCCTTTGGTGTTGCTGCGGCCGTTGCAGGCAAGCAGCTCTACGACCTGGGCAAGCAGTTCGACGACGCCTACGACACGATCAGGATTCGCACGGGCGCGACTGGCAAGGAGCTGGAAAAGCTCAAGCGTGATTTTCGAAGCGTTGCGACACAAGTTCCGGAAGACTTTGAAACGGTTGGGAAGGCAATAGGTGGGCTAAATCAACGCCTCGGATTGTCGGGGAAACCGCTGCGGCAACTTTCGACGCAGATGCTCAACCTGTCAAGAATCACTGAGACTGACCTAGACGGCAACATCAAGAGTGTCGCCAAGGCTTTTGTTGATTTCGAAGTGCCCGTCAAGCGCCAAAAGAGGTCGCTCGACGGGCTTTTTCGTTTGTTCCAAGCTGGTGGTGGATCGGTAGATGAGCTTGCCAGCAACGTCCAAAAGATGGGCTCACCACTTCGAAACCTCGGTTTTAGCTTTGAGGAATCGGCAGCGATGTTTGCCAACTTTGAGCGGTCTGGCGTCAACACTCAAACGATGATGCCCGGTCTGAAAATGGCTATTGGCAACCTAGTCAAGCCGACTGATGATTTTGCCAAAAGGCTCCAGCAGCTTGGCATTGAGGCAGAAAAGCCGGGACCAGCGCTCAGGCAAATCATGGATCAACTGGGTCCCAAGGGCAAACTCAACGACATTGACAAGATGGGCCTTGCAATAGAGGTGTTTGGCAAGCGTGCAGGCAACGACATGTCCGAAGCCATTGAGCAGGGCCGATTCAACCTAGACAAAATGCTTTCGACGTTCCGCAAGGGCGACACAATCAACAAGGCCGCGCGGGACACCAACGATTTCTCCGAAAACATGAAGATTTTTGGCAATCGTTTGAAGATTGCCGTCAGGCCGGCTGCCGAGGCTGTTTTCAACGCCATGAGCAAGCTGTCGAAGTTCTTGGCGGGGCCAGAAGGCAAAAAGGGAATCAAGATTGTCAGCCAGGCGTTCAAGATTGCCTTCGCGGGGATCAAGTTCGCGGTCGGCCCGATGGTCAAGGTTGTCGTTGCCGGATTCAAGGCTGTCAGGGCTGGAGTTCGGTTTATAAAATCCATCATTGGACCGATCAAGGACACCTTCAACAGCGTCAAAGACTCAATCGTCAATGCGCTCCAAGACGCCTACCGCTCGGTGGCCGGCTTTGTCAACAAGATCATCAGCGTGATCAGCAAGATTCCAGGCGTTGACATCAGCCCTGTTTCAGTTAGCGCCAAGGGCAACCCCTTTGCCGAGGGCTCCAGCAAGCGTGGTAAGGCAGCC